TCACGGATGGAAAAAAATAGGCAAAGATTATGGCTATAAAGAAGAATGGAGTTATTTATATAAGGAGTTAGAAAAATGAGTGTAGGAGCAGGACAAACACAAACACCAAAAAGAATTGATTTGGGTGGAGGTAGAACTCCTGAATGGGATACGACTAATATGCCTGGGTATAAAGCTCCTTTTACGCCTACAATTACTGGTCCTGGTTTTACTCCTTATACACCTAATGCAACTATGCAAGGAATGAATCCTGATGGCTCTCCTATGGGTCGCTATCCTAATGTAACGACAACTAATCCAGTTGCCCCACCAGGAAGCTATGCTCCTTTCCAAAGTAGTTATTATGGCAGTCCTCAAGAACAGATGTACGGATCACCAATGACACCTCAACAACCTTATGCTGGTTATTACCAAAATTATAGATTGCCTGGTCCAACATACGGAGCAGGTTCAGGAGGAGGAGGTAAAGGTGGTGCACAAATGACGACACCAACAGAAGTTAATCCATATTCGGATGTAGCTAAAAATCAAGCTAATCCTCAAGGAGATTATGGTCCTTCAAGGGATGTTCAATCTGGAATGGTTACATTTGGTAGAACGGCTGATGGGCAAAATATTTATATTGATCCAAACACTGGATCAGCAGTTAATCCTACAGATCCAAACTATGGTCAATACAGTGTTGATGCTTCTGGTAATCAGGTTTATAACCCTACTATGTATAATCAAGGACCAGATTCACTAGGAGGTGGAGCATTTATAGATCCATTATTTGATCCTATATTTAATCCACCAGCACCAGTCGTTCCTCCATTAGCTCAACAACAGCAAGAGATAGACGACTTTAGAAGAAGAGAAAGAGAATTTTAATTAAGAGGTATTATTATGAGTTATAGTAGTGGCAAATCAAGTACAAGTTTTGATCCTGGTTTAACAGCAGATCTTAGATCAGTTTTTCAAGAAGGAAAAAAGCTATACGATCAACCTTATCAAGCATATCCTTATGCAAGGGTAGCTCCGTTAAGCCCATTTGAATTGGAAGGGCAAGGTCGTGCGGTTGATGCAGCTAGAGCTGGTCTTGGACAAGAACAAGTAGCTGATGCTACCTCTACAGCTAGAGGTCTATCTGGATACAATATGTCTGATGTAGATAGCTTTATGAACCCATATACTCAACAAGTTATCGATCCTGTTTTAAGGGATATTGAACAATCAAGAGCAATGCAACAGCAAGCCAATGCTTCAAGAGCATTGTCTGCTGGTGCTTTTGGAGGAGATCGTCAGGCTTTAGTTGATGCTGAAACCAATAGGTTAGCAATGCAACAGGCAGGAGATGTTTCAGGTAGATTAAGACAACAAGGATTTCGTGATGCACAGGATGCTTCGTTATCTTCTGCTGGTGTTAGAGGAAGAGGTGCAAATTTATTAGCTGGGCTTGGGGAACAACAAAGAGGCATGGCTTATGATGATGCTAGGATGCTTCAAGGTGTTGGTCAACAACAAAGAGGCTTTGGACAATCATTGTTAGACGATGTTTATGGGCGATTTGCCGAAAGAAGAGACTATCCAATTCGTATGTTACAAGTGCTGCAAGGTGCAGCTGGATTATTACCTGATCCTAGAATGTCGAGCAGTAGGGATAGGAGCTATAACTTCCTGGGTAATTGATATGTTTAATACATTGCAAAATTTAACTACTAACTATTTACAAGGCGTTAAAAATAATGCTCAAAATAAAGTAGCAAATAACTTAGGTATTTTTGAGCAATTGCCAGATCAAGCATCTAACCAAATGGAACTGATGCAGTTGGGTTTACAAGGATTGTTAAGTAATCCAGTTGACACAATGCAAAAATATTTTAATCAAACAGAATTTGGATTACTTACTTTACCTCCAGAAGAGTATAAACAACAAAGAATGAATCAATATTTAGGTATTATTAATAACGAATAAGGTAACAATATAATGGCTGAAGAAACAGAAGATCAAAAGAATAATAATGTTTTTTTAAACATGGCTCAGAATGTACTAACCAATTTAGGAACTAGGATAGGAGAAGGCACTGGATTATTAGTATCACCACAAAGACAATTTGAAGAAAGTAGGTTGGCACAACAGGAAATAGAAAGGGAAAATCTAAATCTTCAACAACAACAGCTTGTAGTTGATTTGGAACGAAGTTTAATAGACTATGATAAAGCCTTAAAAGATTTAGAAACAACAAGAGAGAATCAAGAAGAATTTAAAGAATACAAAGTTGAAGTAGGAGATGCTTTTCCAGAAATTTTTACAAATCAAATAGATTCTATTACTGAACTAGATGATTTAGCGGAATTTGCAACTAATACATTTATACCAATAAGCAATGAGCAAGTTAAAAATAATCCTAAATTCCAAAACCCTTTATACCAAAGATACGAAATGAATCCTCTCACTAAAGATATACGAGGCATTGATGGATCTCAATTAATACAACCAGAAAAAGGCTATAGAAACATTTGGTCAACAGATGAATTGGGTAACACAAACATAAAACAAGAGGTAATTCCAGGTAGTGAAGCTGCTAGAGAAATAACAAAAGAAGCAAGAGATGAGCAAAAAACAGCCGAAGAAGCCAGAACCAGAGAAAGCGTTGCATCAAGTATAAATAGCGGTGATATAAGAGCAATAAAATCTTTAGTTAATGAGCCAGGATCCTTTTTTGATCAAACAACTGGTTTCTGGGGTACTGCGTTAAGTGGTGTACCTGGAACGGAAGCTTATACAGTACAAGGCATATTAGAGGGTATCAAAGGAAGGATTGGTTTTGAAAATTTACAGGCCATGAGAGAAGCATCCCCAACAGGAGGTGCAGTAGGACAAGTATCTAACTTTGAAAACAGATTATTGCAAGCTTATTTTGGTTTTATAGATCAAGGTACTTCAACAGACCAATTACTTTTTGCCCTTGATCGTTTTGATTTTCTACATAATGCTATAGTTAATGGCATAGTAAGTAATGAGCCTACTGGTAATTATGACTGGAAACAAGTTGGTGATAAGTATGTAAGAGGTTTTGAAGAATCTGACTTAACAGCCTGGGAAAGCAATTATCGCAAAAATCCTTATGAAGAAAAACCTACAATTCAAACAGGCAATATTGATGAGTTGTTAAGTATAGATCCCTCAAAATATACAGAAGAAGAAAAAGATGCATATTTGCAGCAATTAAACGAACAACTTCGTTTATTAACTGAATAAAAGGAAAATAATGGCAACAGCAAATGACATAGAAATTGCTAAAGCAAGACTGAGATTAAAAAATCAGCAACAGCAACAGCAGGATATAATTGGCAAAAGGAGAGCTTTAGGTCAGGGCCTTGCTTTTGGATGGGCTGATGAACTTGAAGCGTCTTGGAAATCATTGTTCGGTGACAAAGCCTATGAAGAAGAATTACAAAATATTAGGCAACAACATAAAGAGTGGTCATTAGATAATCCAACTGAGGCAGCAATGCTTGAGCTTACTGGAGCAATACCTACAGCTTTTATTCCATTTATAGGGGGTAAAAATGCTGGTGCTAGATTTTTACAAGCAGCTAATGCTGTTAAAAAAAATAAAACAGCAACAGCAGCAGCTCAAGGGTTCGTTTATGGCAGTGGTGCAGCAGAAGGAGACTTAACTGACAGGGTCACTCAAGGAGCTGTATCTGGTGCTATTGGCGCTGGTCTAGGTAAAGTTTTAAGTCGAACACCAGAAGCAACTGCTTTAATGCAAAGTGGTGTTGAGTTATCTCCGTATCAAAGAAACCTATTAACTAAGTCTTTAGGAACTGGTCTAAGTAAAGTACCTGTAATTGGAACTCCAGTACAAAAAGCCTGGGATCGTGCTTTATTGTCTTTTAATACAGAAGTATTTAATAAAGCTTTGGCTCCTATTGGAGCAAAGCTGCCAGCAGGAGCTTTTGGAACACAAGCTTATAATTTAGCTAGAGCAAAGACTGACCAGGTGTACGAAGAAATTCTGCCTAATACAGTTATAAAGAATACAGACTCTTTAATTAACAAAATAGACAACTTACAAACAAATGAAGCACAAAAAGCTCTTGCAAAAGAACTAATAGAAAACATTAAAAATTTTGGCTCTATGACAGGTAATAATGTTAAAGCGTTTACCCAAATTATAAAACGAAAGCGAAACTCTTTTTCAGTAAATAGACGAGATCAGAGAGGGGAGGATCTCAGAGCTATACTGAGTGACATAGACAATACATTTAGAACACAATTAAAAAAGGAAAACCCTATTTTTGCAGCAGAGTTATCTAAAGTAGATAAATCGTATGGAATGTTAAGATCTATTAGCAATATTGTTGAGGGTAAAAGTCAAGCATCAGGAGCTTTTGGGACTCAGCCTTTTCAACCTATGGAACTACTTGCAGGTATTAAAAGAAATTCACTAGGACAACAATTTGCCAGAGGAAAAGCACCTTTACAAGATTTTGCAGAGGATGCTGTTAAGGCATTAGGTAAAAGGCCAGCTTTAAGTTTCAAAGAAATGGTAGCTGGTGGAGTTGTAGGTGCTGGTGGAGCTGCTGGATATACATCAGGTCTTTTTACAGATAAAGGGCAAGAACAAGTAGATACTGGTGGTAGCTTACAAGCGTCAAGAGGTCTAAACCTACCACAACTAGCTTTGCTAGGTGGTGGTATGTTAGCAGGTAGAGGATTAACAGGTGGCTTATCAAGATTACCAGCCATGTCATATAAAGCAGCAGGGCCAGGCATAAATGCTTATGTAGCAAAAAGTCTTGGAATCCCAACATCAGATTTAGCTGATTTATTGCTAAATAACAATCAACAATTATTATCCCAATAAAGGAGAGAAATTATGCCAAAAGTAGCAAAATCAAGAATGCCTTATACAAAGGCTGGAAAAAGAGTAGCAGCAAGCCAAAAAGCGAATAATAAAGCTGCTAAAAGCAGAAAGAAATATAGCTAAACACTTTAATGGTAAATAAGATTTCAGAAGCCAGCGAAATTCAGATTCCGCTAAAAAACCTTATCGGTATAGTTTTGGTGGCAGTAATCGGTACAACCTCTTATTTTTCCATCCTAGAGCGAATTAATAATCTAGAAAACGATATTACAAACATAACAGTGACAGTATTAGGCAATGAAAACTGGATAACAGAGTGGCAGACATCCGGCATATTGCCTCTAGATCAAATTCAAAATCTTCAAATTAGTTTATTACAAGAGGATGTTAAAGAGCAAAAAGCATTAATAGATCAAGTCTTACCTAGAAGCGTACCAAGTCAATAAGAAGAACTTTGGGCGAATTAGTGGTATAATAACCAACTAGGGATTCACAATCCCTCGTGGCAAAAACCTCAAAACAGGGTATTTTCGGGGGCAGATTCGGGGGCAGATTTTTCATTATTCTAAAGTTTTCAAGAGTTTTTAAATAATTACTTTAGATTCCAGAGTCATATCATAAGATTAAAAACATTATAAAAAACAGTTTCTTATGATAAAATGATTACAATACAGTTAAGTGGTTTAAAGCGGGTTATAAGTATGGATTACTTCTTAAAATCCCTCGAAGGAAACTTCGTGCCGGTTCAAGTCCGGCCCCGGGCACCACTTCTAGGATACTGATTCTAGTATCTTTTTTTCAAGATAAGCGTATTTATAAGCAGTCAAAACTGCTTATAAATTAGTGTTCGGGGGCAGATCTGGGGGCAGATTTTTGACTTTTACTTTTATTTTGATAATCTCTAACGATATACATTATTTCGTGGGGAGTTATGTCAATCGTATTTAACAGTAAACCTACTAAGGTAACTAAACATGGTAATACTCGCTATGAGCTTAGAATTGTAAGAAAATCTTTAGGGTTAAATCATAGAAGCTACCATAAGACACGAAAGGCTGCTTTAGCCCAAAGAAGCCAGTTAGAAAAAGAAGTTAATCAAAAGAACTACAGACCATTAGATAAACACACTGAAAAAAATACATTTCAGGATATGTTATTAAAGATTTACGATCCTGATAAGAATGTAGAAAACTATATTACTTTATCTGAATCAAAGGATATGGGTAAAAAATATTTTAGTTACTTAAACATATTAAGTAGCAACGGATTATCAGGAAATATTTTTACTAAAATTTCTAGGCTTATGCTTGTTAATAAACTCAATGAGCTTTCAGAAGAAAATAAATGGGCTAATGGCACATACAACAAGTATGTTGAATCTTTAATAAGGCTTTATAAGTTTGCTATAGAAGAGGGGTACTCAAATAATAACCCAGCTAGAGATATTAAAAGGAATTATAAAACACCAGAAACCTTTAGATTTTTAAAAGCTGAAGAGTTTAAAAAAATACTGGATACTGCTGAAGAAATAGCTGAAGAAAGAATTAAATCAAAACCTATATATTCTCACATATGGACCTTTTACCCATTATTCTTGCTATTGCTTTGGCATACAGGTCCAAGAGCCGGTTCTTTAATGCACTTAACCTGGAAAAATGTTTCATTTGTTGAAGATGATGATTTCGTAGGCGCTCGTATATACTTAGCTAAAACTAAAGGCGATGTTAAAAGAGGTATTGTTACAATACCTAAAGATGTATCTGAGAGATTAAAAGAATATAAGTTAAAATATGCTCATAGAAGCGATTTAGTTTTTCCACCATATAAAAATAATAAAAGTTGGGATAGAAGAGGTCCTTTAAAAGAAATACAAATAAGAGCTGGTATTAAACCAGATGAAGCTGGTAGATGGATTGTTACTCATAGCTTTAGACATGGCTGGGCTACTGAAAGTTTGGCAGCAGGAGCAACTTTTGGAGAGCTTAAAGATGGAGGCTTGTGGACAACTACACAACAACCGCAACATTATTTACATTATGTCGAAAATAACTCATATACCTTAACCAAAAAAAGAGCCTTAAAGGAATCAGGACAATCCTAAAAAATTATAATATTTGCTTGGGCTTATTAATAATCTTGGTCTAGCATTAGGATCAGGATTCATTCTCTTTTCCTTAACGACTCCGGCTTCATATAATCCATTTAAGTGTCTTTTTGATATTTCGACTCTTAATGCTTTTAAGCTTGTATGTATGTCTGGATACTTTTGATAAAACTTATTTATACTCATCCAATCATTATTTTCCATTTAACATCCTCCAAATATCTTCTGCTCATGTCGTAGCTGGTCTTGATTTTTTTTTCTTATTCCTTGTAGCTTTTCTTCAGTAAAAAGTTTTAAAACTCCTTCTATAATAGTTATTTGTTCTTTTATATACTGCAAATCATTAATCAAACAAGGAATAGATTTATTTGTTTCTTTTATCGCTGTTAAAACTTTATCCATTAATCCTCCTCACATTGTCTTTTTAAATAAATTTCAAATGGAACTGCCTCCTTTTGAGGAGGAGGCTGTTCCTTTACTCCTATAGATTCATTTCTATTTATTTCTGATTTTATAAACGAAATTTGCCCTCTAATGGATCTTACTTCACCATCTATACGATTGATGATATTTTGAATACTAGATAACTTATTTTCTATTTCACTCATTAGCTTCTACTGACAATATTTCAGCACCAAACTCGCTCCGCAATTCTTTTAAATTTCTAGTGTCATTAACTTTCCAATCATTTCTTGATAAGAAAGCGATCTCACTAGATGTAAAACAATCGTCTCCTGTTTCTGAAGCAGGGCTATTAGTAAAAATTAAATCGCCTTTCTGGTAAACCATATCTCTGTCATTGATTAATTTGCCAGGAACTAACCCTGGAATAAACTGATGCTCAAAACATCCTTTCTGCTGATCCTTAATACTTAATAATTTCTTTTTTTTAAGGCATCCCCAGATGGCCTTATCACTAGTATTTTTAATATCAGGTTTAGAGAATCTACAATTGCGGCAATTCACGCTACCAGGCGTGAATTTGTTAGTATAAATACCTCTTTCTTCCTCGCTCATAAAGTTTTTAACCTGATAATCAGAAGCCCTATAAGCGCCTACAGGAGGCTCTTTTAAATTTAAAAGCCATTGTGCCTTATCTTTTAGTTTTTCATAGATTGTAGGCTCAAATTCGATGCTCTCTGAGTAGATTTCACTTGTATTTTTATTGTAAACATTAACTAAGATTTCATCACTTATTTGCAATTCGGTCTGCTCTTTGAGCGCCCCGCAGTAAAACATAATTTGACTATGATATTCAGGAGAGAATTTTTTATAACCTTCTCTAAGCAATTTCTTATATCTTGTCTGGTTTGCACTTTTACACTCCCATAAATGCAAGCCGCTACTAGTTTTTGTATTTAACAATCCATCAATGTGATATTGCAGATGGCCACCGAAAAAACTAGATCCAATCTGCTTGCCTTTTTCATGAGTTATTAAATCAACACCAGAAATTTTATCTTTAAAGATATTTGCAATCTGTTCTTCTAAAATGTGTCCAAGCTCAAAAATCCTTTCTAGCCTTGAATTATTGATAGGTGGAAAACACCATCTCCAGTTTAAAAATAACTCTCTGCTACATTGCTTGCCAATCTGTGAAGCACCTAGATAGTGCCTTCGTGATAAAGGGGTAGAATTATCATCAGACAGACTGACAAGCTGATCTATGGGTACTTTTTTCATTCCTTAGTCGTCATCATGTAAAAACGAAGGGACATCTTCTTTTACAGCACCTAAATCTTTTGCTAAATCATCTTCTTCTTTTTTAGGTGGTAAGAACAACTGAACATCGTTTGTAGGTGGTCTTGATTGATAAGCAGCTTTTGTCTTAACTTTAACCTTGCCCATTTTTCCAACCAGTTTACTTAACAGCTCTTCAGATATTTCTTCTCCTACAGGTATGGCTTCTCCAAAGCAGATAAATGCTCTCGATAATTTTCCAAGAGCAATATCATCTTGTTCTCCGTTACGAAAAATAGATAGCCAGGATGTGATATCAGCATTTTGATCTGGTTCTTTTAGTGCTAATAGAATAGTGGTTCCAGTTTCCTTACTAATAATTTTGGTTCGTTCCACTATTACTTTATAAGTGCCAGGTTTAAGTATCTTTGGTGGTGGAAACTCCCCAGGATTAAGTTCTACTTCTCGTTCAGGTACAGGTATAAATTTAGGCAGCATTTTGACTCTCCTTTTTGACTACTTTTGATTGTGAATAAGCTTTCTTAAATGCGTTATAGCTAAGTGGAATCTGATGACGATTGTTCTCATCGGTCAATGGTCGTCTCGATTTAGCTTCGAAACTCGTTGAACCGCTGGTGTGTAATATTCGACTATCATCGCCTATGGCGATAGTTTTTTTATTAAACCCTTCACCCTTTTGAATGGTCCTGGTATCAAAATCTGCAAATAGCAAAAAGTCACTCCACTCTTTGACTAGACTTGACGCTTTTTGATGTAGCTTTAACGCAATAAAAGAGTAAGGCTCCAGCATAGGATTGTTCTTTTGTTGTACTTGGGTATGACAGATCAAACAGATCATCATGTTATTCTTTTCTACCAATTGATCTAACAGCCCTAAGAATTTTCTTAACTCACTAAGGCTATGGCTATAGCCTTTGCCAAAGGCAATGTCAGAAATGTCCTCTATGCCTGGTTCTCTTTTGTTGAATTGCTGCACGATTGATTTATGAATCAATGCTTCGAGGAAATCAAGACTATCAATGACTAAAGTTTTAAATTTATCTTCTTTTTTATCTAGCAACTCATGGATAACATCTAAAACTTCAGCATAATTAGATAAATTCTGAACACGATTAACATCCAGATGATTTGTGCCTTTTTCCAAATCTAAGAATAAAGGCTTTGGCATTTGAGAGGCAAAGGTACTCTTGCCAACCCCGTTTGTTCCAGAAAGAACGATCCTAGGGGGTTTCTCTTGTAATCCTTTAGTTACTTCCATTTTCTTCTCCTATGATTAAAATTGGTTCTAAATCTAAATATAAATCTTCAAATTCATATTTATAGGCCAATAATTTTCGAGGAGACTTTAAGGTCCACTTTTTTTCAAAAGGGAAGGCGCAACTACCAATAATGTTTATTTGTTCATTAGCTAATTTAGATATTGCTTTTTGGTATTCACTCATTAAAAACCCCCAAATTAATGACTTAATTTGAGGGTATAAAAAGGTTACTTATATGTCAACAATTATTTGACATTGTAAATAATTAAATTACTTCTTCTTTATACTATATATCTCTGCTTCGTGTTGTGGAATTACAGGATTCATCATGGACACATCAGCAATGGCATCCTTTTTATTAATATATCTAATCGGATGAGCAATTAAGGTTTGCGATAAAGAATGATTGATGCGATCTTGTCTGGACAAAGATGTATTACCTAGAATATCCGATATTTCGTCAGACAATGATTCTATAGAATGTAAATCGCTCAAGCGATATTGCATTACACTATTTTGTGTATTTATAGTATCTAAATATGTGTGATGGCCTCTCATATAAGAAATAAAGTCTTCTGTTAAAGGCTTTTTATCTTTGTCGATATAACTAATATGGGAAGATAGGCCATATCTTATAAATAACAAGTGGCCAAGATTATGCTTTATACCGATGTAAGAGATTATTTCTGGGAAATCTTTGTACTGGTTTAAATATTCTTTAATTTCAGCCCTAACATGCTTTGAAAGTAAATAATCATGTTTAAGATTAAAATTTTTCATTACTTCATTTAATCTTGTAGAGTAGTAAAAATAACGAATCTTTCCTAATCCATCATTTAAAGTGTAATTTGGCTTTGTAGATCGGATAAAGTCTAACCATTGGCTATTAAAAAAATCATGAAGTCTTGTAGTGGGATAATCACAGCCCTGGCAATTTCCTATATTATTAGAGCCGCTTGCATCAATACGCTGAATTAGCTCATCATTATAAAAGTTATTTTTCTTTAATTTTTCTTTGGTTGCTGTTTTGATTAAACTACTTAACTCTGGTCTAAAAACAAATTTTGGTATGCTAGTAGATATATCTAAATACTGTTTCTTTTCCCTAGCTTTAAATATAGCTTCTTTAACAAAATAAGAAGGCACTCTTTTTATATAATGTTGATGGCATAATTTAGTGACAAAAAACGCATCACTAAGACCTAAGACATAGTATGAGCCATGTAAATCAGAAACATTATCAGTACATTTAGCTAGACCTTTGTAGACCATTGATCTTGTTTTTGGAGCAAAAATATAATGGATTTTATTAATACATGAGCTTTTATTAGGATCATTAGAATAAGCTTGTCTAAGGTAAGATTCTGTACCAGGACAAACAAAATATTCTATATTTAATAATTTTCTTACTGTTTTAGACTTGGGGATTATATAGTCAGCGTTTAGTTTAGTTGGCAATACTCTAAAAAAATCGTTTATAGCCGCTCTTTCAAATTTTAATGGGTTAAATGCCTCATCTTTATTCATTAGAACTCCTTTTTATTTATTTTTTTTTCTAAGCGAGGATGCATTTGGTCCTAAGAACCCAGTAATCATGCTCTGTATCGTCTTTTTCTCACCTTTTTCTAAAAGAGAGTAGTCAGAAATTAAACTCTCTTCCTCCATAGTATTTTTTCTCTTGTTCCCTGTTATTAACTCAGCAGGATCAATATCATAAAAAGAAGATATGTAGCCAAGCATCTGCAAAGTAGGAAGTGACTTACCTTTTTCCCATGAATCAATGGTAGCATGGGTAGTCTTAGTAGTGGGTGGAATAAAGCCTTCTATTTCTTGAGAGTACTTTTTATTTTCTTCATCAATATGGTCATTAAACATCGAAGATACTTCTCTTAGAGAAGGATCTTTAGAGGTCGTTTCTTTGCCATCTTTTTCAAGAATATACTCAAATCGAGACCGAGCTAGCCTTAGCCTTGCGGCAATCTTATCCTTAGTCATAGTAATTCCCTATAATTTATGTAATTACAGAAACTCTATCAATAAAATATTTACATTGTCAACTAAATGCTGACAAATATATTTATATAAAAGTATTGTACAAAAATTATTTTTTTAGTACCTTCAGGGTTATTGTAAATAAATTATTTACAAACTGATTAAAATATATAGGAGATTGCTCAAATGACACCGCAAAATTTCTGGGAAAAAATTCATGTTGCGACTTTAGCGAAACAATTAAACATATCAAGAAAATCTATTTATGCCTGGCAAAAAAGAAAAAAAATTCCGCATTTAAGAGTAGCAGAGATTATAAAGCTGTATCCAGAGTTTAAAAAAAACGACATTAGACCTGATTTATGGGATTAAAAATATTAAGTAATCCTGTTAATAAGCAGGAGATTCTAGAATCTTTACTGGAACTGTCAACGGAACACGATATACACCTAATACCATGTGGCGCTAACAAGAGACCATTAGTTTCTTGGAAAAAATACATAGAAAAAAAACCAGACTCTAAAATTATTCATAATTGGTTCATCCAGTACCCAAATGCTTATTGGGGTGCTTTAACAGGCAAGAATTTTGGAGTAATTGACTTAGACACTTATAAAAACGATCAGCTTGAAATATGGGCAGAAGAACATCTCCCTTTTACCCCATTACGAGTTTTGACTCGTAATGGAGGCTGTCACCTTTATTATCAGTTTCAGAATTTAGATGTCTCGGTTAAGGCATCTACAAAAGGTTTAGATATTAGAAATAAAAAAGGTTTTGTCATCATTGTAGGAGAAGGTTATCAATTTCAATGGTTGGATAATAACGATTTTCGCTTATTTAGTGATTTACCAAGTCTTGAACCTAAACACCTTAGTTTAATTGAAAAACAGTTTTATAACGGACACGATAAAACAGAAAACAATGTCATATCAATCCCAGTCAATGAGAGTTGGCATACCCATGTGTTAAAGACGATTGCTAGGTGGGTAGCAGAAGGGCGTACTGATAATCAGATCTTAAAAGATTGCACGATATTCACACAAACTGGCTACTCGCATCAACAAACGATAGAACAAGTAAGAATAATGATTGCTGGAGCCAGGGAGAAAGATTTTGGTACTTCTGAAGATGAAGAGCCTATCAAAGCTTTAACCATTGCCAATGCTTTTAAGATGGAGCAAGAAAAACCAACTGAGTTTATTGGTGAGGGCTTTATTGCCGCTGGGTTTCGTTTATTTGTGATTGGCCCTCCTAAAGTGGGCAAATCACAATTTATTTTAGAGGCCCTAACATCTTGTGCTTATGGTGGTAAGTGGCTCGATATGCAATGGGATAGACCTCATAAAGTGCTTTGGTTACAAGCAGAAATACGAGGCTCTTATGTTGGTACAAGACTTAAACCTATGTACGATAATTTAGAAGAAGAAAAGCAACAACTATTAGACAACAACTTCTTTTGGACAGATAGAGGCGATATTGATTTAAACAATTTTAATATTAAAAGGCTTAAAAGACTATTACAAAAGATTAAACCTAGTCTAGTCGCAATTGATCCTTTTGCTAATTATTTTGATGGAGACTCAGAAAGCGATAATAGCCAAGTTACTAAATTTTTTAAAAAACTTAATAACCTTTTCTCTTATAAGGAATTAGGCTTTGTACCTCCAGCCCTTGTGCTAGTACACCACACAAGGAAGCTTGGAGCTTCAAGTGCCGATTTTGAAGCAATTAGAGGCGCTTCTGCATTCCAGGGTTGGTATGATTCTGGCTTGCTAATGATAGATGAAGAAGATCATGTAAGGGTTAAATTCCAATTAAGGAATGGGGCTTGGCCTAATGACAAGCTCATAAAGTTAGATCCTAATAGCATGCAATTCGTACCTTACGATCAAAATTACCAGGTAAAAAATGCAGTTATTAAGGAGCTTGCTTTTTTAAATTCAGAGATATCGGTGTTCGATTTAAATAATTTAATTGTTGAGCATGGGGAAAGCATCGATGCTGATTCTTGCAAAGAAATAAGACACCAAATTTTGGCTCATCCCCATGTAGTACAAATAGGGGATAGACGATCAACGAAATTAAAAATAAAACCTAAATTTAAAAAGAGATGGGAGGATAGATAGTAGACTATGTAAGGATTAGGCTTTGTTCGGTGTTCGCTAAAAGAATGGCGAGGAAAGCCTAACCTCTTTAATTCCATATGTCAATAGCTGTATATAAATAATTTACATGGCAAAGAAAAGTTTACAAAAAGGTCGGCAAGGAGAGTATGAAGCTATCTCGTTATTAGAAAAATATTATTTTGAAAAAATAAATCGTAATTTATTACAAACGAGGGAGGCAGGTTCGGATATTATAATAAAATCCGCAAGACTTTCGATTGAAGTTAAGCGTTATAAAAAAGGTAATGTTTATCGTTCCGAGTGGTGGTCCCAAGCTGTAAAGGCAGTTAAGGGAAAGGAACTCATTCCACTTTTATTATATCGTTTCGATCGATCAGATTGGTTTTGTGTATTGCCTTTAGATGTATTCCTACAAAAGCCGATCAAGGATTTCAATCTGCAATCATTAGCACTTTTAAGTGCTAATGAATTATTTGAACAAAATTTTAAAACATTGTCTTTTTATAAAGATAGGAGCTTTGATTGGTAATAACAACTCCTGAAAAATATTTAAGAAGTAAATATAAATCGTTGTACCAGGCTAGGGCAAGACAAGGTATCGAATGGAGTATTAAAGTACAGGATTTAATAGATTTATGGCATGAACAGAGAGGTATATGCTCGGTGACAGGCTTGCACATGCAGTACCAAGCTTATGGTACTAAAAGAAAAACCACTAAGGGAGCGCCAGGAAAAGCAAACCTGTTCAATGTTTCAGTTGATAGGATTGACAATACTGGTTCTTATAACAAAGGGAATCTGCGACTCGTTTGCTTTGCTGTGAATAAGCTGAAATCTGGCCTAACAGAGTCAGATTTCGTTTGGTGGATTAGGACAATTAACAAAGGATTAAAAAGCGATGAAAGATAAAGTATATAAACCACAACATTATCAAGGTAAAGGGGTCGAGTGTATAGACGCTATTAAAAGCGCTCTCAAGCCTACACCGCATGGGTTCGAGTCGTATTGTCGAGGAAATATTATGAAATATATTTTTCGGTATTCAGAGAAGAATGGAGAAGAAGATTTGTTAAAAGCGAGGGTGTACCTCGATTGGTTAATTATAGAGGTAAGCGAACAAAATGAAGAATGAAGAGGTCAGCGTTGACAATATTTATAAGCATAGATGGGTTTGGTATCATACGATATTATCTCTACTTTTATTATTAGTTAATATTCAACTCTTATTGCTTATTTTTGTACTGTCAATAAAATTATGATACTGTAAATAATAAATTGACACTAGAAGCCCAAAAAGGGGGCTAGAAGAAACGATAACAATGGAGGTAATACATTTACTGTCCGAAATGTAAAAAGAGCAAGAGCAGGGTTCTAGAGAGTAGACCTGAAGATAAGTTTCATACTAAGAGGCGTAGAAAGTGTCTTACACCTGAATGTAATTTTATTTTCTTTACGATAGAGGAGGTTTCTATCGTTCAGGCTAAAAAGAAAAAAATAATAAAAGAAGAATATTATACCAATAGATATAGTTATGAGGCATCGCTCTCTAAGAGCGAGCCTCATAAAGACTCACTTAGTTATTCTGACCTGGAGGATTTAGGGATTGGAAGAAAATAACTCTAAATTAATATTGTGCTTAATCGTGTTTGTAATTGCCCTGTTGGTCTTTATTTAGTATGGCAGGTCAACCGATTACAAGAAAGCAAATGGCGTTACTAGATAAGGCAGGAGAGTTTGCAATTTTTGAGTTTATAAGCGAAGGCGGAAATGTTACAGAACTTAAAAAAAAGTTTGGTGTAGGTAATAGAGCTTTTTATAAGTGGTTAAAGAAGGAACCAAATAGACATCAAAAATATAAAGAAGCTCAGAAAGAGAAGGCCGATTACTTAGCCGAGAGTTGTTTACAAATTAGCGATAGTAGCGATCAATCAAACTACAATGCCAATCGATTGAAAATTGATACTCGTAAATGGATAGCAGGACAGCTTAACGAGAAATGGAGCGATAAGAAAAGCCCGTTGGTCGAGATCTCTATACAGAATCAGCACTTAGACGCTGTTAGGGAGCTAAAAGACCTCATTGTAGAACCAGAAAAGATAGAATCTAGCTCGTTAAAGGAGTCTATTAATGGTAGTAGCTCAGAAGATTATGAAGAAGAAAAGCTATAAATACCCTCTCTGCGTCGTTTTCTGGGATGATGCTGTTGAGCACTCGGACAACTCAACATCACAGCCATTCCACCAGCCTGCCCAGCAGGTGACTGCTGGCTGGCTTTTGAAGAACGATAAAGAGGGGGTTTCCTTAGCTTTTGAATATGCTGAGAATGAGCAGGGTGTTCGAGGAGAGGCGTTTATTCCGAGTGGTATGATTACTAGATTAGAGCTTATAGATCTGGATTAGATTTAGTTTTAATAAATTCTTCTAAACTTAGCCATTCTGGCTTAACCTTTTTAGTCCTTTGCTTTAAGCTACAAAGTGAGCAAGCACTACCCGATAAATGGTTAGTTGGTATTTGATCGAACTGTCCGTGCTTTTTACAAATAATTGTAATTTTTTTATGTGCGTTTACATACTTAACCTTAGAATAGTTATATTCATCACCATGTATAGATTTAGCTTTTAAAATCCATGTTTCTGAGGTGTACGACCTAAATTTGTTAGCACACTTTGGACATCCACTACCTTTAAGAAAATTATGTGGCGAAGTAGGAAAGTCACCATGCTCAGGACAAATAATAGTGACATTGGTTTTGTTATTTACATATTCAGTTTTAGAGTAATCATATTTATTACCATGCATTGATATAGAGTTAGAAATAAAACTTGCTGTATCTACCTTTTTAGGCATTTTTTTATCTATATATCTGGATTAGATTCAGCTTCTTTTTTAGCTCTTTCTATTTCAACTTCTGATAGCTTTTTACTAAAGCTGAGAGCCAGCTCTAAGGCTTGATTACTCTTTTCGTCTGTTGGGGCTGATACAGCGAGTTTTAAAGCTTGTAGAAATGCCTGGTAGTCGTCTTTTATCTTCATTTTGTTTTCTCCAAATTTTATCTATATTAAGCTCTAAATGGTTCTGGCACCCAAACAACCCATTGGCTAGTAGCCATATCTACTTCGTCTAATAATATGTAGCACTTACAATCATATTTTTTGCTTGTATAGGTGGCAAATATTTTAGCTGATACAAAATTATCAAGATAATATAAAGTGGCTTTTGGTTTGGTTTTACCATCATATGAGATAGTATTATCTTTTTCATATTTAACAATTTCAGCTAAATCTTTGCCTGAATTTAAATCAAAAAATCTATCCTTTTGGTTTAGTACAAAAGATGCACTTCTCGTGTGATGAAGCATATCTATTTCATTTTCATTAAAATCTAATTTAATTTCCATTTTTACCCCTCCGATATTGGTTAATTATATACTAAGTTATTAATAAATTAATTTATATAGTCTCGAGACAACCATTATTCTTAATTCTGACAGTCTCAATGCTAAAATTCCTTTGAAAGCAATACAACAACGAATCGGAAACCCTTTGGCTATTATTATTACAATAATTAATATATTTACTTTGTAGCCTTTTATCTTCTTTTTGTAGTTGCTTTAATTTACTAGTGACTGCCTTGTAGTCTTTGCTTTCAAGTATAAAAGCTGGCTGGATTTTCTGGCCTTTTGAGACTTGATGAAGTCGATAAAGTATATTATTCATTAGCTTCCTCCTTGTATTTTATTGTGTCTAATTCTTCAATTACAAAAGGATCTAAGTAATTTTCTATTATTGTTATCTGGTCCTGTATATGCTCAATATCTTTTTGCAATTCAGCTAAATTTAGCTCTTGAGTATTATTGACTGCAACATCATCAAGCAAACAAGCTATAGATATACTTCCCTCTTGAAGTGCTTTTATTAATCTATTCATGCTTCCTCCTTGTTTGTAAATAAACGAATCCATTTCGTACCATCACATGTTCGCAACCCGTCATTAGTCGGATATACTGGATATATGGCACAACTTGTTGCAGTTCTTGGTTTTTCCATGTCATCATCCCAACATTCAATA